GTTTGTCAAGATTCATATTATTTCAAATAAAATTAGTGATGATGAGTATCAATCACTGAAAAAAGCGTTTGAAAAAATTCAGACAACTAATTTTTCAATTGAAATCGTTAATGAAAAATTAGTGATTATGTTTCATATTTGTTAAACGTATTTTTTTTTAGCATCTAAATTAGTATAAAAATAAAAAATATGCGAAAAATAATAAAACTTAATTCAAACAGCGAAGTTCAGTTTGAATTGTTTCATTCATTGAAAACTTTTTTTTTTAAAATACCCTGAATTTTTGACGCAAAAATCAAAAATTGAAGGGTATTTATCACGAAAGAAAAAACCGTTCAAAACTGCTGAATTTACTTTAGTTCGTTTAACGGTTGAATAGCGCATAAATTTCTTAATTAAACTCAAATGATGAAAAAATTAACATACAAAACAATCGATTTGTTCGGAAACGAAACTATCAACTTTATAGAAACGAAAAAAAGAACAGGTAAAACGCTATTTGATGATTACGAAGCGTTTGTAGAAAAATTTAAAGACAAAAAAACAACTGACGATTGCTATACTCCAGATGCTGTTTATAAAGTTGTTTTAAATTTCGTATCTGATAAATTTGATTTAAACGGATACGAAATTATACGCCCCTTTTACCAGGATGGGGATTTTGAGAGTATTGAATATTCAAAAAATTGTATTGTTATTGACAACCCTCCTTTTTCAATTATTTCAAAAATAGCAAAGTTTTATATTAAAAAAGGCATTAAGTTTTTTCTATTTGCTCCGCATTTAACTTTATTTAGTGCAGGATTTGAATGCACTTCGATTATTTGCGGCAGTGAAATTGTGTATGAAAATGGGGCTGCTGTTAAAACTTCTTTTTTATCTAATTTATTTGGTGATGTAAGGGTAATGACTGCCCCTGCACTGTATAATGAATTTGAAAAAATAAAAGACAATAACAAAATAAAACTGCCGAAATACGAATATCCTAACAATGTTTTAACAGTTTCAAAAGTTCAAAAATTAGTAGAAAATGGAATAACATTAGAAATAAAAAATGAACATTGTAAGCATATTAGAGTGTTAGATGACCAGAGAAAACATAAAAAAGCAATATTTGGAAGTGGCTTTTTATTAGCAGAAAAAGCAGCAGCAGAAAAAGAAAAAGAAATTATATTTGTATGGAAATTATCTCTAAAAGAATTACAAATTATAAAATCTTTGGACTGTGATAATTGCCGCTAAAGATTAAGCATTAAATCAAGATGTTATTTTTATTTATCAATTAAATATTAAAGTTATGTTTTACGAAAAAATTAATAAAAAAATCGCCAGTTTCATTTCTGAAACTGGTATAGAACCAAATTTAATTATTATGAATTGCGATGATTTTATTGAGTTTAAAAAAATGGTTGAAAAGAATATTATTAATTATAATATTCTTAATATTGCAAAATTAAAATACATGAATAAAGAAATAATTAGAACAAAAAACATTGAAAAAGGCGAAATTCGTGTTGGATTATTTATTTAAGACATAACCATTAAATATCCGCAACAAAATGCAGGATTATTTATTTTTTCTGTTATAAATTTTTGTATTTTTGTGTGGTAAGCGTGCAAGGCTTAGAAAAAATTAAGGTTGTAAAACCGATAACCCGATTACATTGCTTGCACCAATGTATTTCGGGTTTTTTTAACATAATGGAGCATGAATAATTATTTAAGCAATGGTTTTGTTAAATTACCGTACTGGTATTTCGAGCATCCTATTTACAGAAAAATTGATTACAACATTTGGTACATAGAACTGTTAAGAAGAGCAGTTTATGCCAACAAAATTGTTGAAATAGCGGGGCAAATAATAACATTGCTCCCTGGGCAGCTCGTCATCAGCAGAGATGTGTTAGCACGAGAACTGCAAAATTGCAGTGTGCAAAAGGTAAGAACTTTTTTGAAATATTGCGAAAAAAACAACCTTATCGAATTAGAAACTAGCAACTTAGCCACAATAGTAACGGTGCTGCAATATGAAAATTTTATAGAATATTCGGGTAGTGTTAATAAAAATCAACCAGCGGAAATAAAAAGTTCGTCCGTAATTGAAAGTAAACCAACCAGCCTAAGCGAATCAAAATCAGCAACTTCCTCATACAACCAACCCGTAAATAACCAGCCCCTAACCAGCGAAACATCAAAATCTAACCATATTAATAGATATTATAGAATAAGTAGATATAAAGAGAAGAATAAGAAAACTAACAAAAGAAATTCTAACGAATTTCAGCACACACAAAAAAATGTTTCTTTTGAATTTAATCCTTTTTTAACAGATAGCTATTATAGCGACTTTAAAACAAAAAAAACGCATAAAAAAATAATAAAACGGGACATGCTGTTAAAAGATGCGCAAAATAAAGATGTTAAGCTAAACGAAACGCAATTCCTTCAAATTGCGCAAGCTTTTCAAGCTTTAATTAGAAAAAATCTTATTGAAAATCATAGCATTACAAAAAATATTGATAAAGAAAAATTATCTAAATCGCTAAGCACTATAAGATTAATGATTGAAAATGATAATATTTCAAGGGAAAATCTGATAAATATATTTTATGTGCTTGAAAATGACGAATTTTGGAAAAAAAATATTCTTAGTATTCATAAAATCAGAGAGAAAGCAGATAAATTACTTATAAAATACAATGAATTGAAAAATGGAACCAAAAAAAATACAGGAATTACGGAAAGAGACTTGCACGAACTTAGCGCCATCGTTGCAAAACACTTCAATACAGCTTCGTAGTAATAGCGTAAATATAAGAAAATCAGACGGTTGTTATGAAGTTTCGAGATATAAAGGCGCATTTAATCAGCTTACAGCCATTGAATTAACGGCAAAAATAAAGATTGCGTTTCCGAAGTTAGAGAACTTATTCTTTGATGTTTTAATTGAACAAGCTAGAAAAATCGGATTTTCTGACGAAAGATTTAGCGATGCAGTTGATTTCGTTTTGCAAAATTTTATCTACCAAACTCCCGCAATTGCTGACTTTTTGAAGTTCGACAAGACGATTAAAGTGTTTACTTACGAGCAAATGTTAAAAAAATTAGAGACTGATGGTAAGGCGTTTATGAGCCATAAAGCTGTTAGAATTTATGAATCTCAGAAAAAGCCGATTTGGGCAACGATTAACGACATTGAAAAATTTAAATTAAAAATCTGGGACAATGCTAAATGATAAAGTGCTATTTTTTGCCGTCAAACGCTAGGTTGTAGTGCATCAAACACGATTGACAATAAAATGTATTACTTACGAAAAATAAACGCTTAAAACGAAACAAAATGATGCTATTCGAATTATACAACAAGCAAGCCGCTTTAATTGCTGATTGTCAGACTTTAAATCATAACTTCTTTGCAGGTGAAATTTTGTCCGTAATCTGGGTAGATAATAACATTACGCAGCTAATTTCTGATAGAGGATTCGTGATAGTTTTATGCTCGAATCTTGTAGAATTTTTGTAGATTGAAAATATTTATTAATTTTGTGTTAAAATTAATAAATAGTTATTTTAATTAAAAATTTGTTAAAATGGCAGGCAGGAAAGGAAATAAAACACATGCTAATAATACTAGCTTTACTAGCGAGGTTATGTTAGGTAAAAAAAATGCCGAAAAATGGACGGAAGAAGGAGCTGAAAAGTTTTTTATTGATGCTATCGAGATTAGTAAAGAGCCTGATATTTATACACTTAATTTTATTGCTAGAAAGATGGATGTTTATGACCATGTTTTTTCTTATTTGATTGAGAAATTCCCTATTTTTTCTACTCATAAAAGTCAAATAAATGAAAATCTGAAAAATAATTTAACATTAGCAGGATTGGCTGGTAAAACAAATCCAACAATGAGCATTTTTATCCTGAAAGCCGTGCACGGATTGATTGAAAGGCAGATTATTGATGCAAACGTAAATAATAACATTACAAGCTTACCAATTATTGAATTTTTTAACAATGCAGGAAAGGACAAGGATACTGATTAATGAGAAATTTAAGCCGCTTTTTGAAGAAAAAACACGATACTACATCTTAACAGGAGGCAGGGGGTCTGGTAAATCCTTTGCCGTTTCTTTTTACCTGACACTAAAGATGTTAAAAAAATCGAATAAAGTACTTTTTACACGTTATACGCTTGTAAGTGCAAAGGACTCAATCATCCCAGAATTTAAAGAAAAAATTGAATTGCTTAATTTGTCAGATAATTTTGATATACAAAATCAGGAAATCGCAAATAAAAACAGCAAATCGGAGATAATTTTCAGAGGTATTAAAACAAGCGAGGGTATCCAGACCGCCAAGCTTAAATCTTTAACAGATGTTAATATTTGGGTGCTGGATGAGGCTGAGGAATTAACCGATGAAGATGTATTTAATAAGATAGATTTATCCATACGAACAAAAAAAAGTAAAAATATCGTTATTTTAGTCTTAAATCCGAGTTATCGAACGCATTGGATTTATAAACGTTTTTTTGAGCCTTTTAATCTATCTGAACAATTTAACGGAACAATCGAAAATGTAACTTACATTCACACAGATTATAGAGATAATTTTAACAATATATCAGATGATATTTTATCAGAAATTGAAAAGCTGAAAATATCTAATAAGCAAAGGTTTAATGAAGACATTTTAGGGTCTTGGAAAGAAAACCAAAAAGGGGTTTTATTTGATAAAAACAAGCTAAAACGATTCAAAAAATCAGATATTATTAACTTTCAAGGACAAAATATTGCGCATATAGATGTAGCCGACGAGGGCAATGATAGCCTGTGTTTTGTTAATGCAATGTTAGTAGAAAAAAAAATATACATTACTGATGTTATTCACAGCAAAGAGGGCGAAGGCGTTACACGTCCCAAGATAATTAACAATTGCTTAACAAATGAAACCCAATTATGCTTAGTAGAAGGAAATAATCAGGGGATTTTATTTACTAAAATGTTAAGCGAAACGGCAAAGCTAAATAACTGTAACACAAGATTTTTACCTTACAAGCAGCACGCAAATAAAATGTCTCGAATAATAATGCAATCGGATTTTATCCTTGAAAATGCATATTTTTTGCATGAATCCGAATATGAAATTGATAGCTATTATGACCTTTTTATCAAAGAATTAACATATTTCAATCAAGACGGAAACAATAGACACGACGATGCGCCCGACAGTCTGAGCGGTTTAGTTTTCTTTTTGAGGGTAAGAAATATGATTTAACAATTTTAACAAATTATTTTGTAAATGTTATATTTTTTTTGTAAAAAAATATATTTAAATGATAATTTTAATAAAACATAACAATTTCAACTATGAAAACATTTGACGAAGAATTTGAAGAAAAAATTAAGAGCCAGGTAGATTTAAAAAAAACGGGTGTTTACGAAGTGAGCGTGAACGAGGGCGAGTTGCGAACCTATGTTAGTTTAGGCGGCAATACGAAGGCTCCGAGAATGTTAAAAATATTTACATCTATTTTTGATGGTGAAATTATTTCACTCTCGTTTAGCAAAAGTAAGGCCGTTCAAGCACTGCTTGTGAAAATCGGGTTTGAAACACTCGAAGAACTATTTGATTGTTTCAAACCCGATAATATTTAGAATTGTAAATAAATATCTGCAAACTTGCGCCCGATAATTCGGGCTTTTTTATTTGTAGTCATTTTAACAAAATATTTTGTTAATAACTTTTTTTTTATTTTCTTTGCTGAAAATATTTGATTAATGGATATTTTCAATTTATTTAATCGTAAAAAGTCGATAAATCTGCATCAGTTCTATACGAACCAGATGGCTGGTTTTGGCTCATTAACATCTAATTTTCTTTCTGAAAATAGCTCATTTTATTACGATAACATACCAGAATTGCGTGGAATAATTGACCGACAGGCATCTATGTTTCTTAACATTGACGCTGAATTTACAGACAAAGGCGGGAAAGAAATAAGCACAAAAGAAACTGATAAATTTAACTTCCCAAATCCATTTCAAGATAAGCAGGAATTTTTAACATCAGCCCATAAAATATTTAATTTATCAGATATTTTAGTGGTTTATTTGCATGGGTTTAATGGCCAATACT